TCAAGGAAATGTTCAATAAGATCATGGACAAGCTAGAACTTAAGCAGGATAAATGATGGACTTTTTAGGTGGCGGTATTGTCGGCTCCCTTCTTGGGGGCATTTTTCGTTTAGTGCCCGAAGCAATTAAGTTCTGGGACAAGAAGAACGAGCGCGAACATGAGCTGGCTATGTTCGACAAACAATGCGAACTAGAAAAGGTCAGAGGCTCACAAAAGTTAGCCGAGATTGGCGCACAAAGAGAAGCCACCGTAGATTCAGGCGTGATGGATGCCTTCAATGCTGCCATCAACCAACAGACAGAAATGGTCAAGTCAGCAGGGGGTTGGGTGGCCTCTCTATCCGCTTCTGTGCGCCCTGTAATGACCTACTACCTCCTGTTGCTATACGGAGTGTTTAAGACCTCTACACTGGCTCTAAGCTATGCTAATGGTCAGCCCATCCCAGAATTATTGAAAAGCGCATGGACTGTAGATGACATGGCTTTGCTCTCTGGTGTAGTTAACTACTGGATACTTGACCGCACATTGGCTAAACGAGGTTTGTAATGAACCTAGAGATTGCCGCAGAGCTTTGTAAGCGATTTGAGGGCTTCAGAGCAAAGCCCTATCTTTGCCCTGCTGGAATCCCCACCATTGGATATGGATCGACTTACTACGCTGATGGCAAGAAAGTCACGCTGAATGACTCATCAATAAGCCAAGAAGCCGCTAATGCTCTGTTAATGAGCGAGCTACAGCATACTTATTTGCCAGGCGTCCTTAGAAACTGCCCCATACTTGCTACAGACGAGCGCAAATGCAATGCAGTTGTGGACTTCTGTTATAACTTAGGTGTGGGCAGACTCCAAACTAGCACCCTAAAGCGCAAAATCAACGCCCAAGACTGGGATGGGGCTAAAGAGCAATTGATGCTTTGGACTAAAGGCGGGGGTAAGGTGCTGCCTGGTTTGTTAAAAAGACGCCAAGTTGAATGTGCCCTTATGTAATAAACATTGTCATTTTTGAATGGGAGGTTTAAAATGTCAACAAAGCCCGTGTGGGAAAAAACCCGCCCTAAAAGTCTTGGCAAGCCAAAAGAGTTAAGCCCTAACCAGATCAAAGCCGCAAAGGCTTTCGCAAAGCGCACGGGTACTAAGTACCCATCTTTGGTGGCCAACATGGCTGGAGCAAAGAAAGGTAACTGGTAATGGCCTCCGTAATGACGTATTCGTCTCTGGTAGAGAACATCCAATCATATTTGGAGCGTACCGACCAAGCGACTCTTGACAAGATCCCCACATTTATCATGTTGGCGGAACAAGTCATGGCTGCGGACTTAAAGTTTCTTGGAAACCTAACTGTTGCCACAAGCAATATGGTTCAAGGCGAAAACGTCATAGATAAGCCAGCTCGCTGGAGGAAAACCGTATCCATGAATGTGACGGTTAACGGCGTGCGCCAACCCATATTTTTGAGAAAGTACGAATACCTAAGAGAATATTGGCCAAACCCTACACAACAAGATGTGCCTTTCTTCTATTGTGATTACGACTACACGCATTGGATGATTGCACCTACGCCTGATGATGATTACGCCTATGAAGTGCTGTATTACGAGCGTGTCCAGCCTTTAGACGCAACTAACCAAAGCAACTGGTTTACAGAATACGCCCCCCAAGCTTTGCTTTATGGATCACTCCTGCAAGCCATGCCGTTCCTGAAGAACGATGAGCGCATTCCTATGTGGCAAGCTCAATATGAACAAATCATGAATGTACTGAAAACTGAAGACGTTGCCCGAATTGGGGATCGTCAAGCGATTGCGAGGGATATATGAGCTTTATTTCGCCCTTCACAGGAAACGTAATCCAACCTACGGACGTTTCTTACAGATCCGTTACGCTTTCTGCCAATACTGATCTGTTTTGGCCTATTAACGGTGGCGTTACAGACAATGTTGCCGCTCGGATTATGGACGTTACAGCCACTACTGCTGGCTTGTCTTTGTCTATGCCCCCCGCCAATCAAGCCTCTGTGGGTCAAGATGCCCTGATCCGAAACATCGGCGCTAATACCTTTACCGTTAAAGATGCTGCTGGCAACTCTATTGCAAGCGTGGCCCCTAGTGCTTCACGTTACATCTACATCACCACAAACGCCACCATAGCAGGAACATGGGGCAACATTGCCTTTGGCGTGGGATCTTCTAGCGTAGACGCTGGTGCATTGGCTGGATATGGCTTAAAAGCTATCACCAACACCCTAAATGCAGCTCACAATGTCACCACATTCTCTTCTGCCTATACCGCAATTGCTTCTGACCGTGCCTCTTACTACGTGTGGGATAACGGCGCAGGAACCTTGACCCTTACCGCCGCAGGAACTTTGGGTAACGATTGGTTTATGATGCTGCGTAATGGCGGGACTGGCACTTTGACCGTGGCCCCCTCTGGAGGAAACCTGATCAATGGTGCAGCTTCTATTTCTTTACAGCCTTCTGATTCCTGCTTTATCTGCTGCTCTGGTGTGGCTTTCTACACCGTCGGTCTTGGACGCAGCACTCAGTTCAATTTTACGCAGCTTACCAAAGCTGTTACATCTGGCAGCTACACTCTAACCTCTGCCGAGGCGGCAAACGTCGTACAGAAGTACACAGGCACCTTAAGCGGTAACGTAACCGTTACAGTCCCACAAACCGTTCAGGTTTATTACATCACCAACCAAACCAACGGAACTGGTGCTGGGTACACCATTACCTTTACCACAGGGGGTGGGGGAGGAACTGCAATCGTTCCAGCGGGTCAGCAGGTAATCTTGCTTTGCGACTCTGTAAATCTATTAAATGCCTCTACAGTAGCTGCTGGTGCTTTGAATGTATCTTTGGCCTCTGGTTCTGTTGGTTCGCCATCTCTTAACTTTGCGGCTGAGCCTTCTACAGGAATTTATCGCTCTGCAACTGCTGAACTAGCGATGGCCATCCTTGGCGTTAATTTGTTTACGCTGTCATCCTCTGGTTTAACCATAAGCGGGACAGGAACCTTTACAGGCGGCATTTCGGGCGGAGTGTTCTAATGACGCAGAAGGTATTTGCTCTTGACACTAAGCCTGGCGTCCAACGGGACGGAACCATCTTTGATAAACAATTTTACAACGATGGTCGCTGGGTAAGGTTTCAGCGTGGACGCCCTAGAAAAATGGGCGGGTATCGTGTCATCTCTGATCAACTAACAGGCCCATCAAGAGGTATTTGGGTTAATGCTCAGAATGCATTTAATTACATCTTCAGTGGTTATAACAATGGTTTGCAAGTGCTCACTATTGATGATAACGGCATTGGGGCTGGTATTAACAACTTTACGCTGTCAAACTTTACTGCTTCCAACCTAAATCTTTGGCAGTTTGATGGTTTCTATGATGTTGCTGGTGCTGGGGTTCAATCATTGCTTGCACACCCAGGGCAAAACCTCGCCTCAGTTGACAACGACTTTAATACGCCCGTCTTGATTGGCAACATTAACGGCACGACCATGTCACAGATTGGCACGTTTACCGCCACAATTACCTCTACTGGCACTGCTGTAGTAACTATTCCAGCTTTAAATCCTTTGATTGGTGCTGGACAAACCATAACAGGAACCAGCATCCCACCCAACACCACGGTGGTCTCGGTCTCTACAACCAACATAACTTTGTCTAGCGTAATCCCCGCTGGAGTCATTGTTGCAACTTTCAGCAATAATATTACTGTTTCTGGTGGGGTGGTATCGCTTCATCCTTACGTCTTTGTTTACGGCAACAATGGTCTGATTCAGAACTGCGCTGCGGGCAATGCTCAAGATTGGGTCTCCGCTGACGCTAATGCGGTCAACGTGGCCACAGGAAAGATTGTCCAAGGGTTACCCGTCAGGGGTGGTTCAAACGCGCCTTCTGGGCTGTTTTGGAGCCTTGATAGCCTAGTACGTGTGTCTTACATCGGTGGAGCAGGAAGTCCCCCACAATATTGGCGTTATGACATCATCAGCTCGCAGTCTTCTATTCTGTCTAGCCAATCTGCTATTGAATACGATGGTGTTTACTATTGGTGCGGGGTAGACCGTTTCTTGATGTACAACGGTGTTGTTAAGGAAATTCCTAACAACATGAACCAAAATTACTTCTTTGACAACCTGAACTATGCTCAAAGGCAAAAAGTTTGGGTCAGCAAAGTACCTCGTTTTGGTGAGGTTTGGTGGTTCTACCCTAGAGGTGATGCTACTGAGTGTACTGACGCTATCGTCTACAACACCCGTGAAAACATTTGGTACGATGCTGGCCAAGCTTTAGGCGCTCGCCGCTCGGCTGGTTACTTTTCGCAAGTGTTTCACTATCCCGTACAAGCCAATTGGGACACATCCCCAGCGGCTACCGTTTTTACTTCTTCATTTAACACGGTAAGCGGAAGCCAATTCTTGTATCTAGACACGTACAACACCCAAGTCGTTTTGGGGCTGATCATTTCTGGGTCGGGAATTCCTACAAACACCTACGTTACAGCCATAAAGACCAGCAGCATCAAGACGCTAGGAACGATTACTGGAGGCTCAGGTTACGTTATCGGCACCTACACCAACGTCACCCTTACTGGCGGCAGCGGAAGCGGCGCAAAGGCTACCGTAACCGTTGCTCTAGGCGCTGTAACAGCCGTTACCGTAACATCTAGAGGCGCTGGCTACCAAGTGGGAAATGTTCTGAGCGCGTCCAATACCGAGTTGGGTGGAACTGGTGCTGGGTTCTCTGTTCCTGTTGCAACTTTGTATGCACAAGGCATTCAGATGTCTGCCGCGGCTACCGCAACGGCTACTGTTTCTCTGACATTTTCTACCCCGCCAAACAGAATTGAAATCCTCCAGCATGAGATTGGAACAGACGCCATCAACGGGCAGAACGTCAATGCCATTGAAAGCTACTTTGAGACCAATGATCTAGGATGGGTCTCTGGAGGCCCCTCAGAACCCGCCATGACTGGAGCAAATAGATGGTTAAGGCTAGAGAGGGTAGAGCCTGATTTTGTGTTAGAGGGCAATATGACTCTTTACGTCACAGGTCGTCCCTATGCACAATCGGATGATGCTCAGTCTGTCCCTTATGTGTTTGATGCAAACACCAATAAAATTGACATGAAAGAACAGCGGCGGGAGCTTAGATTGAAGTTTGTGTCTAATGAGGCTGGTGGTGACTATCAATTGGGGCGCGTGCTCTTAAATGCAGATTTGGCGGGAGATGTCCGTGGATATTAGAGGCCCAGCACTTGTTTATGACCCAAGGTTTCATTCATTTGATTCTTGGGCTAGTCTGATGTGTGAGTTGTATGCTCCGCAGCAGTTAGAGATTCCTAGCGCCCAAACGGATTGGAAGGTTTGGGGCAATGGCATCAAGGCAATTGATGTATTTACAAATGAAGCTATCCCTTCAACAGACAACTATGAACACTGGCAAGTGTGGGCAGAAGCTCTAGTAAACGCCGTCAACCCAGCAATTTGAGGTATTGAGATGACACCATCAGAAATTATTACGGCAGACTGCCAAAAATACAATATAGATCCCCAAAAAGTTTTGGGTGTGATTGCT